GCACCGCACAAGGTTAATTTTAGTACCATCAATACTAAAGGTGAAGTGCTTGGATACTTTCTTACAGAGCCTACTAGAATACAAATAGATATCTCTAATGATACATACTTGAAGATATCTGAAACACTTATGCATGAGATGATTCATTGTATGCTTTGGTATCATGGACACAATGACTTTGATGCACACGAAAAGAAGTTTAACAAATATGTTAATATCATCTGTGACCTATACGGATTTAACAAAGAGGAGTTTTAAATGTTTAGTATTATCAGTGGTATCTTAGGCTTTGCTACCAGTGGGCTACCAAGTCTGCTCGGATTTTTTCAGCAAAAAGGTGACCAAGTACATGAACGTGAGATGGCTAAGTTACAAAACGAACAAGCTATGCGTATGGCAGAGAAAGGTTTTGTATCTCAAGAGAAGATTGCTGCTATTGAATTAGAAGGAACGTACGCAGAAACGTACGCTCAAGAACGTGAAGCATTATATGCACATGACACTAAGCTTGTAGAAGGTGCATCACAATGGGTCAAGACTCTTAATGCTTGTGTCAGACCATTCGTTGCATTTACTTTTGTAGGCTTACTTGTATTCGTTGATGTAGCTGGCTTCATATGGGCAGTTAAATCTACTGGTGGATTCACACCAGAATCTATGGATGCTATATTCTCTAGCGATGAGATGAGCATTGTAGCTTCTATCATTGGATTCTACTTTGGCTCTCGCACATGGGAAAAGAAACGTGAAAGTATCTAAGCGTGGTATCGAACTTATTAAACATTTTGAAGGTGTGCGTAGTCGGCCCTATCGTTGTGCTGCAAACCTGTATACTGTGGGTGTTGGTCACCTTATCGGCGATGGCAAACATTTGCCTGATTCTTGGAACAGAACTTTTACGCAAGAAGAAATAGATGGACTTCTTAAATCCGACCTCAATCGTTTCGAGTTGGGAGTATCTAAGATGCTACCTAACGTGCGCCTTAGACAATGTGAATTCGATTGCTTGGTTTCTTTTGCCTTCAATCTTGGCTTGGGTACATTTCAAAGATCAACACTCCGTCAAGCGTTGCTTCGTGGCGATAAAGAAGCGGCTATTGAATCGCTCCTAAAGTATTGTCGTGCTGGTGGTCGTGTGCTTAAAGGACTTCAACTAAGACGTGAAGCAGAAGCTAAGATGTTTAAGTCAGGCTATTGATTTAACAAACTAACTGTGCTATCTTTCAGATACCTAATTTATAGGAGCTGTAATGGCACAAGCATACAAGTCCGTATTAGTAATCAGTGATCTCCATATACCTTATCACCACCCAGATGCATTCAACTTTCTTAAAGCGCTCAAGACAAAATACAAACCCGATCTCGTTATTAATATTGGTGACGAGCTTGATATGCATGCGATGTCTATGCATGATAGTGATCCAGATCTATTCTCTGCTGGCCATGAGTTGGCAGCGTCTATTGCATACATTCAAACACTAGAAAAGATATTCCCTAAGATGAAGATTGTGCATAGCAATCACTCATCCATGTTATACAGACGTGCATTAAAGCATGGTGTACCTAAAGGTTACCTTAAACATTACAATGATTTCTTAGGCGTTGGCAAAGGCTGGGAATGGGAAGAAGATATTACCATTAACTTATCCGATGGATCACGCTGCTTCTTTACCCATGGACTATCTGCTGATGTACTCAAGGTAGCTATGCAATACGGAATGAATACAGTGCAAGGCCATTACCATACCAAGTTTAGTATCGGTTACTATAGTAATCCTGATGCATTAGTATGGGGTATGCAAGTCGGATCTCTTATCAATCAGAAGTCTATGGCATTTAACTATGCTAAGAACTTCAAGACTCGATTCATTGTTGGATGTGGAATGATACTGAATGGACAGCCCAAACTAATGCCAATGGTTCTTAACACAAATGGTAAATGGAATGGTAAAATTGTTTAGTGGAAAACCCTACATCAGAACAACTAGATATCCTAGACAAACTTATTGGTCGTAAGATTTGGGATATTGAGATCATTGAAGAAGATCCATTGTCAGTCATCAGAATTTTTTTCACTGAAAACGAGGATGATTACATAGAGATCAATGCTGAATACATGCAGATGCTCTACATTTCCCCTAAGCCTCAAGCTTTACACTAAAACTAGGTAGCCTAAGGTATCACCTTGCTCAAGATCGTGCGTTATAGAGCGATTGTGTGGGTTCTGTATAGCAATCAATCACTTAGCTAGAACTTTCTTTGCTCGAAGCATTCAAGGTGGTTAGTTACAAACATATTCTTCTTTACTTCCTCAAATAGTTTGCCATCAATACACTTTAGATCCTTGTCTGCAAAACTTCTTGGCTTAATCTGATTAATGTTTACCTCAACGCTAACAAATAGCATCATAAAGATACACACCATACACAATAAAGTTAATAACTTTTCTTTGCCTGTCATCATAATGTCCCTTCAAACTTATAACTACCTATATGACCTAACTTTGCCCATGGTGCAGCCCATACTTTAATCCCATTCAGTCTTGCTAATCTACAGAAGTGATAGTCCTCTGATAATAATCTATTTGAGTCTGGCTCAATCGATGTAGCAAAGTATTCTGTAACGATTTCTTGCTGGCCTGGCAGCATGTCATTGGTATAGGTAGGGCAATGTGGTTTAAGTAAATCAAATACACTGCGCTTGATAAGCATAAAGCCTGTGCCACCATTAAATATTTCTATAGGTTCTGTCATTGAATGCAATGGCGTATCAATATAGTTAAGCTTATTAATAACAAGATCACCCGTAGCATACTTTAGATCTTCCCCTTGAATACCACGCGCTACTGCATCGCCAATCTTTTCCCATGCAATACGTTTCTTAGGATACACACCACAGATAATATCTTTATCTGCATCAATCATAGATACAATATCTTCTGCATGATAACTAATGTCAGCATCAATGAATAGTAAGTGAGTGCAATCTGTTTGGTAGAACATCTTAACCAATCCATTCCTAGCTCTTGTAATTAAAGATTCGTTATAAAGAAACTGCCAGTTATAACCTATCCCTCTATCTAAGAATAGCTTTGTTGCATTGATGTGGCCAATCGCATTCTCTCCTGTGCATACACCACCATACATTGGAATGCCTATAAATATATTACTCATCGTATCGTTCGCCTATCCCATGATCGTGTTTAAAATCTTTGATGTCATCATCATCCTCAGTTGGATCTTCGTATAACTTTTGCAATCCTTTGAGTGGCTTCTTAACTTTCTTAGGTTCTAACTCGTCATCCATAATATCTTCCTAATAAAATATATGATTGTTAATAATAGTTCTTGGCTTCATACCCCATTGATTATCCATCTTAACATTATGAAAGTAACTAGCTCCCTTGCTACTGTCTTTGATTTGTTGTTGGATAATTTTTTGGGATAATTCTATAAATGGTTTGAGTGTTTTGTAAGGCGGGACATGCTTTGTCTTTTTAGTCCATTCAAACTGGTGTGGTTTGAAAGTCTCCGAACATATATTCTTTTGGTCGAAGTCAGCTCTCCGATAAAGCACATACCCCACTGCCACTTGGCCAGAGATAGGTTCACCTCTGGCTTCATGGAACATAGTTAAACTCATACACATCACTGCTGCAATATCTAACATAAAGTCTCCTTCATTAGGTAGCTTTCATGGTTTTACTGATTAGTTTGTCTTGCAAAAAGTGCATAATTTGCGTAACAAGTAATCTTGCTTGTCATAGATAAGGACTAACACCATGTGGACAACTCCAGCAGCTACTGAAATGCGCTTTGGCTTCGAAGTTACAATGTACGTAATGAATAAATAAGCCAAGCATACAATGATAAGGCAATGCCTACGGAGATCTTTGTTGCTCTCCATATGCGTTGCCTTTTCTCTTTGGGTGACTCCATTGTCACCTCGTATTCATAGCCATTAAGCTCTTTAAATGATCGTGGGTAACGCCATTCAAAAGCATTGAAGTCTGTCTTAATTGGTTTCATTTGATTGTCCTTTCACTGTGTTGATGCGTGTGGCTTGTTTGCCTATGTATTGCATCTTAACTGTTATGGGTAAGCGATTTAGTGTTGGCTGATTAGCGTCTACTAATGCTTTAAGTTTCGATATCTTATCCTCTGGGTTTAAGCTAGAATTAACTAGCTGTTCAGACATTTGATCGAATTTTGCTTGCCATGTCAATACATCCGATACCTCTTGAGGGTCTTTTCCTGGAATATAGAAGGTATATTCCTTAGTTTGTGGCTTTTTTACAACACTGCCAGCTCTTTCTGTAGCTAGATTACCATCATCATCCTCTGGAGCTATGCCACAAGTAGCCATAAGGCTATATCTACGAGCATAAGTGAGTGCTGATCCATATCCTTGAGGGTCTTGTTTAGCTGCGGGTACATGTAAAATACCACCAGATAAAATCTCACCTGATTCGTGTACCAGTATTGTTTCAATCTTAACGCCACTCTCACAATCGTGCGTCTGTTGGATCAATGCAATACCATTGTTGTTGAGTGCATCTAATACAGCTTCAATACATCCATCTAAAGACACATACTTAGATCTAAAGTGTGGATTCGTTGATGTCTTGAGTGCTGGTGCAAATTCTTTTTGTGCCTTGACAAAGGCTGTTGCGATAGTTTTCATACTTTTCTCCTGTTGTTGTAATTCATTCATAACTTCTGTTTCAAAACGATCTTGGTCATTATCTACCATGCTGCTCTCCTACCATCGATCTTGTACATGTCCATGGCTCGGTTAAGTACCATAGCATCTCTGCTATACCTAGCCCCTGACTGATCGTGATCTTGGCATCGTTGAGCATGTAACTTGATGCGCCATTTCTTACGGATCTGAAAATGAGTTAATCTCTTAATCATATACGATCCTTGATTGAAAGTTTAGACTGACGAATGACGTAGGCTTCCTTAGCTGGCACAGTTTTTGCTGGCTGTGCTTTGTAAGAACGCATAGGCCATGAGATTTTGTAACGACCCGCATTACATACTTCGTGATCCCTCATATGCTCCATGATGTTGATCTGCAAGCGATCAATCTGTGCTTCTAACTCCGCGATTTGCTCACGAATTGTTATGATCTTCTCAGCTTGGATCTCAACTTCGGGTAACTCAATCGTACTCTTTTCAGCACGATCAAACACACGACTAGCTTCAAAAGAGTTTTGTAAGTCATACCATTCAATCTCTTGATTAGTTTTATACTTATTCAAACGCTCTTGAAAATCCTCGACAGCATTGTGAATCATGTTGATGTGATCTTCATTAATGGGGTATAGGAAGATGCGTAATGTTGTACCCTTGTATAACACACAAAGAGCGCCCCATGATGCTTTCATAATATCCATTTGGCCTTGAAGCTGTATGACACCACGATATGGCGCTGGCTCATTCTCGACTTCTTGAGCAGTAAGCTTGGCTTCTAAAATACCATAGCCATCAAGCTTAATTGAATCATGCCCCATGACATAAATACCTTTGTCAATGTCAGTATAGATTGTTGTGCCATTGCCAGACGCTGTGCCATCAAG